GTTTCCCAGTCACGATCCCCTCGGCTTTTCAACCGCTATATGGGGTAGACGATAAACTTTCTACAATTACCTTAGAGTACGCCATTTATCTTATGGAAATTTTCAAAAACCATAAGTAACTGGAATAAAATAAGAACCAAATCAGGACTCTAGTCCTAAGGTGCACCTGTAGGTACAACTGCATAGTACAGAGAAGGCACATTTAGGAAGAACTGAAGAGAAAAATCTTCACCAGCACTTACATATGTCATCAACATTAGATCACCTGGATCTAATCCTGTTGCTGGATATGTAATAGCACTGAAGAATAAACAATCTTGTTCAGAACCTTCCAAAGTAGTACCATCTGTAGCATAAGCAGGAGCATTTAACTGCCACTTGTATCTACTATACATTGGAGCTGAAGCAGATAATGAAGTCTGAGTCCTAGTATTAGTGAGAGCTATACCAGAAGTTGTACTAGCAGTATTTAATGCCATCAATTTGGCCATCTTTTGATTAGCTGAATCAGTAGTTAGCAAACTAGTTGCAGTTTTACCAGCGGTTATTGTTGTGGTATATCTTTGTAAAGACATGGATTCTACATAATAACCTCCAGAAACATTAAATGTCCAATTAATAGCACCTCTGCAAGATATAAAAGCACCACGAAGATAGCTGAGAGCAGTATTAGCACAAAAATTATAAGCACTTGTACCTACTCCAACCTGTTCATTGGCAGTGTCTATACCTGCAGCATCAAAACCTGGATAAGATGGAATTCGTCTAAACAACATTCCAACTTCTCTCACAGCATCAGTAGCATTAGCAGCAAAGAAATCGTTTCTATATAGATTCTTTCTTCTTAAAACTTGCATAATATCAGTGATATTTTCCCCTCCATACTCGTGAAAGAAATCTTTTGCTGTAGCTGTACCGTCAAATAATGGCATTGCTGGTTTACCTTCACAATACTTAGATAAAGATTGAACAGCATAGTGCTGGTAGCGTGGTATGTCAGTAGGATTAGATACAATTAAGTTCTCTACCCAGCAACTCACAACTACAGTGATATCTGCAGATAAAACTGGTGAAGTTTGTTGAGTTAAAACACGAACAGTCAATTGCCCATTATCAGTAACTGAACTATTAGCGCTACCTGCTGCACCAAATCTTGCTGCATCAACTTTACTAACCTCCATCATAGAAGTTGATTTAAGATATGGAATCTTAATGACCACATCTACGTCTTCACTGATATCAACAATTCTATTATAATTAGATGCTGTTGTATCTGTAATTAGATCTAGATCATCAGTAGGATCCCATGTAAGTCTTACACGTCCTCTATGATATTGGGTACAAATAAAACGAAAGCGATAGCAAATATCACCTCTCCAATATTTGAAAGGTCTGGTTACCCAAGCAGCAGGGGTCATATTATAAATAATAGATGCCCCAGCTCCTTCTGTATCCATTAGATTAGGTGAATTAGCAACTGCCCACAATAAACTGTTATAGGTGTCTGTTGCTTCCCATGTGAACTGAGTCAAATAAGATTCACGAGCTGCAAGAGATGCTATTCGTGTATCACTACGAGCCACTGTGTCTGCCGCTTCACTAGTCTTAGTCAAGCTGCATTTGGGATCAAATGATAACTTATCTCTTGGTTCAGATATCTCTGATGAAGAAAAAGCGTGAAATGGTAAGCTTTTATATGCAGCTACATTTGTTATAACAGGTGAATCTGTATAACCAAATGATTCTGCTATATTAGCTCCAGCTTTGGCCGCCATAGAAATACCTTTAGCAGCAGTTGAATAATCTGATCCCACTACTTTTAACCCAGTAGCTGCTGTATCAGCAAAACTAGCTAGGTTTCTTAATGGTACAGAAATTGACCCTGCTGTATTAGCATTAGATGGTATCTGATCTGCAGAAGCAGTTTTGGATGATGGTGCATTAGAGCCATTGTCATCAGCTTGTGGTCCTCCCTGAGAGATATTAGTTGGTAAAGCAGAGACCTTACTTTTCCCTTTACTCACAGAAGACTGTAAAACTGCATCATTAGTTGGACCACAAATGTAAACATTTTCAGCCCAAGCATAAACAATGATATCACAATCAGTTCCAGCCACAGAGTTAGCATTAGCCAAATCTACAAAGGTTCTCAAATCTAAAGTCCCCATCTCAGTGAAATTACTTAAATTTTTAAGTTCCAACCAAGTTTGAGGATAAAAGAAAGGAGCCGTTAGTACGCCTCCTCGTGACTCTTGAGGATATAACCACACTAATGGCCGCTGTGATCGTGGTATTAGATCAGTTGTTGTACCATCAATAGGAGCTGAATTTGATACAGGAAAAGGTTCATAAATCGCAGCTGCTAAGCCATAATAAAAAGGTGAAGCATTGATTAAAATCTTAATCTTTAATTCACATCTAATATAGGCATAATTTTCTAACTTTCGCTTTATAACAGCGTGATCAAAGTAATTTTCCCACACAGGAACACTAACATTTAATCCACCACCAACAGTCCATGTATCTGTATAAATAACAGTTGGTCGACTAAGAAAATTAGCAAGGCTTGCATCTGCTTTATATGCATCCAACAAGACATCACTCGTGAATCCAGTTGGTGCTGATAAACTTCCTGGTTGCTCATCCATAAAAATTGTTGTTTCTTGCTTAATATGAGCTTCAGCTTCAGGTGCAATCTCATTTTGGTTTGTTGCAGATTGAGTAACTGCATTCATCACCACCCTTTCATCAAGTGGTGGTCGCAAATTGGCATCAATAGTTAGTGCGCGACTGCCACTAACATTGTCAGAAATAAAGTTTCCTGAACGACTTTGTTGTGTTGGGGAGACAACAAACTCCACTGTGTTTCCTTTTAAACAATTATTACCGAGTCATTAATGTTTAAGGACTTTTAAGTAGTCAACTCAATCTTCAAAAAGTCCTGCTCGTATTTTGACTATCAGCCAAAATCATCCCTAAATAGGGATTTCGGGGAACGCCCTGGCAAATATGCTTAGCTACTCCATGCTCTAAAAGGAAATGAGCATTTTTCTTCTTAGCAGTAACTAGCAGCTAAGGAGTTATTTTGGATAAGACCATAACTCACTGGCCTATACGACACAAATATATAACATCTAGCGCTATAAGGGAGCGTATACAACCTCCTAATAATTATATGGGGTATTAGAAAATCCCATGCTCGAGTTATTCCTCGAGTGGTTGATAACTCAAGAGAGGAGCCAATTTCTTTCTCCTAACTTGAAAACTTTCCACCATTTCAGCATAAGTTTTGATATGAGCTTCTATTTCAAAGAATCTCAAATCAGAGTTATCAATTATTATACGGAATTCCTTCCTCCATCGCTCATAGGTTTTTTGTCCATAATGGAAAAACTTTAAGAGAGCGCCACTCATAATCTCAAGCATTTGTTGTTCTTCAGTAATCGATTTGGATCTCACCCACATTGTCAAACTGTCTGCAATAGACTGAAATTCAATGGGTGCCATTTGACACTGTAAGACATCATCAAACCTAAAATAGCGTTTAAGAAAAGTAGCTTCTGTTATCTTGATATAAGGTACACTTTCAGCTTCTTTTTCAGCCATAGTATATTTGATTCCCATTTGTTCATAGGCAAAAACCAAAGCTGTGTGATTAAACCATGGTACCACTTCTTTATTAACACCAATTATGTTATCATCACCATAAACCATCAAACGAATGTTATCTTTAAAAGAATCACATTCACTAGCTGGGTTAAGTAAGTAATAAGCATAACGATTATAAAGACAATTTACCAATCCGTTTAATATCACAGTCAAGGCATTACCAGAGGGGTTTTTTCCAAAAAATTCAATTAAATCACCATTAAAATCTGTCAAAGAGTAAATTAAATCCTCTCTTATTCCGTACAAAATTTTAAAATCTTCTTTTTTATAGTTACCAGACATTTTAATTAATGCATCAAGAACGTCAAAAGCCGCATGTAAAAATACTGCTTTCATTGTTTTATCATATGCACTAAAATCTCCGGCAATGATACAATCAAGACCAAATTTTGTCAAATAGTGATATAGATCATCCCACTCAATTGAATCAACATTGATCCCAGGTGCATTTTCAAAAGTATAACGATTATTCTGCATAAATCGAACTACTGATAGATAAAATTTTCTTACTATAAAAGTATTATCCACACTAGCTCCACAAAAAATTCGTGTTTTCTTCTTTTCTGCTTTAGAGAAAGAAATAGGTTCATCTTTCAAGTGAGCCTTATACATAAAATGATACCTTCTATCATTAGTGTAAAGGTCCAATGCTTCTTTTATTCTTTCTTTTATTTCATCAGTTATATCAACTGGATCAAGAGTCTCTCCAAGAGGTTCTATAGGATACATTACATATTTCTTACTTTTGTTCCAAGGAGGCCCTGTTGATGTGTTTCTATTGATTTTATCAATATACTTAACACCAGGAGCACCATTTATAGTTTCAAAATCAGTAAGAACATGGATTTGTTCCTTCAGTTGACTCAAATCAACGTCGTTCATGATACTCTTGATAAAAGATTCCTTAACTCTTTTGAGGATATCTGTTCTAACAGGTGAGTCACACTTTATCATCTCCATTAGACCTATTCTCCATGGTTCCCATCCTTTCATCACAGGTTTTGTAACTTTGGGTTTGAAACCTAAGTTTTGAAACTCTTCAGACATAATTGTAGGAGCAACTCTCGTCTTCGGTTTGGATCGAAATTTTGAAGTAGATCCATAAACATACGCTGTTCCTTGTTCAGCAAAACGCACTGCTGATTTTCTGCTTAGATCACTCAATTCAAATTTTGCTGTTTGTGCTTCCAATTTTGGATAGCCTTCACTGACTTTATTCTGAAACATTTCTTCACACTTTTCAATTTCTGCCTGAGTGAATCTTAGCGATATGGCTTTTCCATCAGCTAGTATCGCATGAATGCCAGCAATAACATAGCCCAATTCAGATTCTAGAATTACTGGTGCACCACAATCTCCGTTCTGAGTTAAAGAATGACATTTAGTCTCTAGACCTTGTTGCACTCGTATTTTCAACTTGGGAAAATATGCCCGTTCAATAAATTCACATCCCTTAAAAGTGTTATTCGTCACTTTACCATCCATAGTTCTCTGGAGGAGAAATCCTGGAGTTTTGGCTTGAAATGTATCTTGAATCAGATATTTTCTAACATCTTTCTTTGGCGGTAGGCAAAGAATTTGTACAAAAGCCAAATCATTCTCCTCACCTAAGAAAAGCACATCTGCTGATGTCAAGCATGTCTTAACATTACCATTGATTCCAGTAGTATCAGCACTCTGAACGATTTCAAACATGTGATTTAGTCCTTTCTCAATGAAATGTTTATTTATGGCATAGATGTGACCATACAAGCAAAATGCGTTATTAGAATAAGTATGCATGCCAGCATGCACATTAAGTCTGATAACATTTTTACTCATTAACTGCATAAACTGATCACGTTCAATACCTTTTGATGATAAATTAGCTGGTAATACATCAAAAGTCGATAAGGTATAATCACTTTTGTACCATATATCTTCTCTCTCATCTTCATTCTTAGACTCACATTTCATACCTTCATTGCCTGTAAAACTCTGCATGACTGCATAGCCACTATACATTTTGTAGAAAACCAAACACGTAGCTGCTATAGCTCCGAATAGAAGTAATTTCTTCGGTCGTGCTAATGTACTTTGGGCTCTTCTACCTAAATGGATCATAAACTCCCGTGGTGGTATTGTATGCAACCATAAAATAGATAATCTATTTATGAAATTATTATAAGTACTACGTAAAATAGTCCGTACAATAAATCTACAGATTGCCTCTTTAAAGTAAAAGCATAAACCACAAAAACTCATTATGACAGTCCAAAACTGAAAAGTTTGTTGAATTTCAACTACATTCTGTTCATACGACTGGGTATTGCATACGCACATCGACATTGGTAGTCCACAATGACATAAGAACACTTCTTGTAAGCGATTTAAAGACGTAAGCATAATTTCTTGACTAGCATTGTGAGCATTAATAGCATCACGATACCATATTAGAAATTCAGCCATGGTTGCATTTTGTAAAATGACTTCTTCCTTGCCAAGCTCTCTTTTACGCATGACAGCACCACCAGAAACAGGTTTCACGGATGAAACATTCCAAGTCCAATAATCTGGAAATTCTCCTGTTGCCGCCATAGGTACTTTTGTCGAATCTAAAGTTACAGCATTATCATGGCAATATTGGGGCTTTACTTTTGCTGTTACAATAAACGGAAACCGTCTTTGTGCCGCACTCGGACATGAAAAGTAATGATGTGCATTTAAGTGACGAGTGTTAGTTGTTCCAATGACCAATTCCGCTTTCAATGGTGTTTTACCTTTATTTTCAAGGGCAGCTTGATTCGGTACATAAGGAACTGCATTAATTATCTGCAAAAATTCCATACATGATGGATCTCCACCTTGAGTTGCATCTGGTTTCATGAAAGCGATATCATCAAGTATTACTGTATGCATGTAAGTTGAAAAATTATCCCAAAATTCAGCAAACGCATTTTTTGTATAACGATATGTAGGACATGTTCGCAATCCATTAGTTTGTGCAAAGAAAACACAAAGGATATCCAATATAGTTGTCTTACCAATACCAGAATCCCCTTCCACTAGAAGTGAGAAGGGTACTTTACGAGGTTCTCGAGCTCTTCTCTTTGTGTTATAATCTATCTCCATCATTTCCAATTCAGTGAAGATTTGAAGAAAATAAATTCGCTCATTTTTAGAGAAATTCTTTGAAAAACGTTTTATAGCTCTTCCTTTCTCTAGTGCATCACTTAGATCGGCTAAGAAAGAACTTTCGACAAAATCTGGATTTTGATCAACATCTCGCAATAATTTCCTCAATTCATAAACTTTATCATACCATTTTGAATAATCATTAGAATCATGAAGTATTGTATCAAAATTTCCTGTTTTATACACTTCATATCCTTTCTCACATAAAAATGAAATTGTATCTAGCATAATATAAACAAAATCTACATTTGAAGAATACTTCCTTCTCATCGCTACTTCTTCCAATTTAGTGTAGCCACATGATTGAAAATCAATTCCTACATCCAAGTGAGAAATTTTACACAAAGTGTATATAATAAATTTTTTAATTTTACAATAGATCTCTGATTCTTTTATCTTTTCATAATTACCCAAAAACATTCTAAAATTTCTTAATTCTTCATAGCTTTGAGCTTGGGGATTATCCTCAGAGGGATCTGTATCAAACAAAGCTTGGAAATAATTTATGAAATCACTCTCAGCTATTTGAGAATAAATTGATTCCCTAGAAATCATTTGATAAAATCCAATACTAGCAAAAAATATATCACCAATACTTTTGCATCTCTTCAGACTAGCTGCATACCAAATTAGCGCTTCATAAAATTTTTTCTCATCTTCAGACATAGCGTTTATGGTATCAAACATTTGAAAATCATAATTTTTATATCGACAATCTTCTTTTTTCATTAACTTCTTTTCGCATTGTTGTTTTAATCGTAATATTTTTCTCTCCAATGCGTTAGCGTTAGCTTTCCTATCAAATTTTTTAAATTCTTTCAATAACCATTGATAAAAAATGCCCCGCCCATAAGAAATGATGAATATTCG